TTACATCCTGTAGGATATTTAGCTAAATCATTTCTACCATCTAGTCTTGGTGATAATTCTCCACCAGTAAAATTGGTTAATTGAACAGCAACTCTAGCCATAGGTTAGTACCTTGAGTTTATAAATGTAGAAGCTCCCATTACATCTGCTTGACCATTATCTGGATTAGTATTGTAACCTTCAGTAGCATCTACAAATCTAGCTTCTTTTAATTTATCTTGAAATAAATTGTACATATTAGAAGCAACAGGATTAGATGATGTAACTGCGTATGCAATGTCAGCAGCTAATGCAGCAGATATTGTTTCTCTTAACAACTCATCATATTGATTGGCATCTGTAATTCTTGCAACATATTGTATCTTAACTGTTCCATGGTTTGCTACAATTTTTCTTCCTTCAATTTTATAATCATAATCATAATTTAAAATTGTAAGAACTCTCAAACAATCTGCAGGTAAAGTAAACTGATAACTAAAACCCCATGAAGGTGTTTCCGTATCTTTTGCAAGTTCAACTCTTTTAACTAAACAGTTCCAAGGATGAGATCTAAATAAACTATCTCTAACTTGTGTGTATCTTGCGTTGCAAAGTCTTGCGTTTTTTGAATCTTCTGTAAGTGATAATATTGTTGACGCACCAAGTTGATTTAATGCTCCATTACAAATGTCTACTACTGATGCCATATTACTCCTTTATAATATACTTTCGCCTTATCTGTCTATCTTTTTCTAATGCAAAGATTTCTTCTGTAGTTCTTTCTTCTTTAGCATCAAAACCATAATGGTACTTACCATCATTTTTAAATCTGTCCACCAATACATATCTATAGATATGATCCCCTTTCTTAAAATGTAATACTGTTTTTAAATCTTTTATTTGTTTCATGCACTCTAGGGGGTTTCCACTCTCGCTTCCACCCCCTAAAATTCTATTTATTATGCTTCGTGAGCCTGTACTTCTACAACTTTAGCTTCTTCCATTCTAGTCGCACCGAATGCAGCAGAATAGTAAACTTGAGTTGCGTAGCCTTTGTCAGATCTTTCATCGATTCTAGCAGTAGAGTCTTTACCTACAGCTAATGCAACACCATCTTGTACGAAAGCGATACATTTTCTTTTGCTTGAAGCGATTGCTAGTCTGTTAGACACACAGAAATCAAAGCCAAGGAATGTATTAACATCTCCAGCAGCTAATGCTTTTACTGTGTTGAAGTCACTTGAAGTTACTTCAGTAGTTCCTAATAGATCAGAGATCTGTTTTGGAGATACTACGATGTATCTTTTTAGTGAAGGATCAACATCAGCAAGATCGATGATTTCTTTTGCTTGTCTTAATTTAGCAACAGTTAAACCAGCAGTTCCAGCTTCAACGATTTTTTGACCAGCAGGTAATGCAACAGCAGTACCACCAGCAACACCTGTGTCAGATGAACCAAGTGCAGCAGTAATGATAGCATCATCCATTGCTCTACCCATTGCATAAGCAGCAGCTTGTGCATAGCTAGAAGTAGGATCTACTAACATTCTTACTTTATCTAAATCGTCTACAAGATCTGCGAACTCATAGTCAACAAGTGAAACTCTTCTTCTTGAGTGAGGAGTATCTGCTTGTGGAGTGTCAGAGTGTCTAGTTGATCTTACAGTTGCAGTTACAGAACCAATTTGGTCGAAGAAAGCATTCTTCCCTGTAACAGACTCAAGTCTCACTTTGTCTCTTAAAAGTGATCCTTTTTGTTGTGATAACATTTGTATGTTTGAACTATATTGTTCTACAAATGCTTTTGTTATTTCAGTTGACATAATTGTCTCCTATTATTTGTTAAGTTATTATTAAACAAAATCAGAGGAGTTCTCAAAAAAATTTGGCTTCTCTTGCATTTAAAGTCTGTTAGACTAGAGTCTATTCCTTCTTGTCAGTAAGGTGCTTACGCATTGTCTTACTTTTGTTAGCCGAATTTTCATTCGGCTTACAAACCCATTTATAATATTCTTCGCAGATTGGCAAGGGATTAGATTTTTGATTTTCTGATCCACTCTCTACAACAATACGAAGTATTTCTAATCTTAATTCTTTGTTATCCATTAAGCATTGTTCTTAAAGTAAACACTTGCTGAACTACTTTGTCATGATCTGGGTGACCTTTATTCCAATATGGACCATCCCTGTCATTAACAATTTTACTTATTTCAGCTTCGTAGTCTGTACCTTTGTCAACATTTTCGCTTTCAGTACCAATTAATTTATCTTCAGATAAAAGATTAGCAATGTTAGCAAAGCCTTTTATAACATCAGGATGATCTCCAACTCTTGTACCATCTTTAAGTTCTAAATTTAAAATGTCTCCATTCATATTTGCTTTTGCTACAGCTCCTGCTTTCTTAATATTATCCTCATAAGATCTACCCCACTCTTTACGAAGTTCAGCTTCTGCATTTGCTTGTGCAGTTTCTGTATCTACTCTTGCTTGTTGAGCAGAACCTTCCATAGAGTTCTTATAGTATTCAAGAATACCTTGAGCTTGTTTATTATTTAAACCTAGCTTGTGAGCATTTTCTGCAAAAGATTTAACTGCACCTTCATCTAATGGTACAACATCTGATTTAGCTTCTAGTTTATATTTATCTGGTGACTCTGGTCTACCTAGCTTTCCATAAACTTCATTCCACTGATCATCAGTTGAGTTTTCATTAGGCACTGCAACTTTATCTTGACCAATCATTCTAGTTGCGTTGATGTAGCTTTTTGCTAACGCATCTATTTCTGTAAATTTAGAAATGTTAGGATCGTTTCTAAACTCTTCAGATATTGTTTCTTTCCAAGATTTAGCAACAGTTGGTTGCTCTGTTGTTGTAGAACTAACCGCTTGTTCTGTTTGTTGAGGAGTGTCTGTAGTAGTTTGTGTTGTCTCTGCTACAGGCACATCAGTTTGTGTTATCTGTTCATTTGACATTTTTATTCTCCTTTTGCAGCATTTGTTTTATAAATAGAAGTACACTGCGTTGACCTTCCATATATGCACTCTCATGACTATCACCTTTTACATTAGTGGTAGAATGATAATGACATCTTTTTTCTAAATCAGATAAGACTTGTTTGCCTTCTTCTGTATTAAAAATATATTGATAGTTGTCTCTTAATTTTTTTATTATGCTTTCCAGCTGTTTATTTGTTTCCATATTATTCCACTTCAGCATTCGCTACAGCTTTAGCTTCTTCTGGTAAAGCCTTTGCTAGTGGTGCTATATCTCTCCCTGCTTGAGCTACTTGTTGTAGCTGTTGCATTTGTTGCATTTGTTCTTGTTGTTGTTGTGCTTGTTGTCTTTCAGCATTTAATTGTGATTGTGGTTTTAATATTTTTTGCGGAACACCTACAATGTCTGCCAAGTGTCTAACTAATTTATCCATATTGATATGATCAAATACTGGAGCAACATTTGATAGACTACCCATAATCTCAATAGCTCTCATGATTGATTGTAACTCACTAGACTTTTGTGCTTTAGCTAATGGAGATACATATTCAATTTCTACATCTTTACCTGATAAAAATTCTGGAGCTTGTCTGAATAAATTCTTTCTTAATATGATTGAGAAAGTTCTATCAATTAATGGTTTTAATAATTCAGATTGTAGTCTACCTAATACTGGACCAAGTAATCTCATCTTCTCTTCGTTTCTTTGTATTACTTCTGTTGCTGTCATCTGTGGACCATTCTGCATCATTAATTGATTTACATAGAAAGCATTTCTAATTGAGTTTCTTCTTTGCTCTTCCATGTTTAAACCTAGTGGAGTGTTTGCTCCAATGTTTAATGGTTCAATTCTATCTCTAGTTCCTGCTCTGTAAAAATTTAAACCACCGGGGATAGTTCTTACCGGCAACATAAATCCATCATCTGGAACTAATAAAGGTGGATCAACTTGTTTCTGTGCAGACTTGATTGTAGTCTTTGACATTTCATTTAACATTTTAACATCAGGCAATGCTGTCATTGCTGGAGATCTACCATAGATTTCATGTGATGCTTTTAAGTATCTTGGTACTACAAATGGAAACTCTTTAAATCCAGATACAGATAATTCATCACCAGACTCTGCATCTAAATAAATAGATTCAAATGGCATATTAATTTTATCTTGTTTCTTTGGATTAAAATCAGATCTTGGATAAACAGCATGAAGTATTTCTACTTCTTCGTATGGATCTTTTTTTGCTTTGGTTGCAATGTTAATTGATATGTCGCCAAACTTTTGTATTGCTGCTCTTGCAGATATATGAAACTTTCTAAATACTGTATCGATTCTGCCTTTATCATTTTCAGCAATAAAGATTTCGTTAATGTGTCTTGTAGAAAATTTTAAAACATCTTCATCATCTTCTTCGATAAACATTGCTGCTGTACCAAAAGTAATTAGATCATGATACAGTTCAAAAATTTCTTGTTGGAAGTTTGATTTATTAAATGCTGCATACATTGTTTCTGTTGCAGACTCTAACCATTCTTTTGCCTCATCCTCATTCTCCATATCATCTTGTTTAAATCTTAAAGAGAACCATGGTGTAGATGGATTAGTTAACATACCATGTAGTGATGCTGCTAATAGTTCTACTGATTGTAATGGTGAACCATCAAAAATAAGTTCTGTTCTTTTGTCACCTTTAGATCTTGTTTTAGTTACATCAGCTTTTCTTGGTTGCATATAGTCTGCAACTTCTTGCCAATGACTTTCCCAATTTTGTCTTTGCGATTTTAATCTGTCAAATCGTTTTAATAAATTTTTTGCTTTATCTGTTTGCGCCATTATGCTCTACCTAATAAACTTGGTTTACCTAAAGTCAAGTCACCAGTTACACCAGTAGACCTTGTTATGATTGTTGATGATCTTCCTTTAGCTAAAGTTTTTCTTTTTCTTATTTCGATTGGATCTTCTGCTTTTGTTGCTTCGCTTTGAGAAATTTCTGCAGTAGTAGGTGCAACTACTGTTGGAGCTTGAACAACTACACCAGAAGTATTCATACCATCGCCACCACCATTATTGTTATTATTATTATTACCTTTGCTTTTACCTTTTGAATCTAAATTACCTTGATAATCTGAAGTACCAATTAAAGAATCATTTGCTTTTTTATCTTTAGTCTTTTGTGTGTTTTCCCAACCTTCATCTGATCCACCGCCACTAGCTCCATTAGAACCCATAATTATTTTCCAAATGTTAAAGAAGATTTAGTTTCAGATTTTAATTCTGATTTAACTTCTGACTTAACTTCTTGATTGATACCCACACCATTATCTAAATCATCCATGTTGCTAACAACTTTTTTTGCAGCAGGTTTCTTTTTTGTAAATACTTTTTTAATTTTATCTAACATATTATTCTCCTAATAAAGTTTTAAGTTTAGATTCTTCATCTTCCTGCACACCCAATGGTCCAGTAAGGATTGTAGACTTTCTACCTTTTCTTTTTCTTTCAATCGCATCTTGTTCGGCTTTTATTCTTGCTTTTTCTTCAGCAGATAATTCTGCGCTTGGCGGCTCTGGTGGCGGAGCAACAGGTGGCAAAGGCGGCATTTTTGGTTTAAATATTGATCCCATAATTAAATAATCCTATAATTATTATCTGCTACACTTTGTGGCGCAGTTTGTCTAGTATTTAATTCTTGTAGTCCAACAGCTAGATACCTCATTGCATCACAAGCATGTGAACTCCAATCATGTACAGGTTTCGATCTGAACATTCTATTTTTGTCAATGTACTTCCTATGGTAATGTCTTAACGCATCTACAAGACTTTTGCAATGGTCTGTATCAATCCAACATCTAGGCAATAACATTGTTACTGCATGAATACCTTCTTCTATTGGTAGCTTCGGTACTACTTTAAACCGCACACCTAATTGATAGGCTATCTCTCTTCTAGTCTTACCATTACCAAACTCTTGCACATCTATATCATGCGGAGCATAATGTTCCTTGTATATATAAGGTTTTTCATTAAGCATCTGTATGTAGTGTGGTAATCCATGACCTCTTTCTTCATGGTAATCTATAATCTGTATTGCTGTTCCTTTTTGTTGAAAAAATATAATACTACTGTGGTCGGCTACTCCGAGATCCCATGCAGTGGAGACAGGCAAGGAAGGATCATAGGGAACTCTAGCTATCTGGTTCTTATCATCTATCTTTGCAATCTCATCGCCATATATTGCACCTTCAATGTTTGCAATCCAATCACACTCAAACTCTTGTAGGTATTTCTTTTCACCCATAACTTCTTTTGCTTTAACAAGTTCTTCTTCATCAACTATCTTTGTCTGACTTGCTTTTGCTTTATAGTTAAACCAATCTTCTGCGCCATTTGCGTGTTGGTATAGATCATAGAAGTTATTGTTCATTCCTGCTGGTGTACCAATAAATACACAATAACCTTTTCTATCTGATAGAGCTGGTCTAATTATTTCTGGAAATAGTTTTTCATTTACATTTGCGTACTCATCTATAACGCATCCGTCTAGGTATATACCTCTCAAGCCATCGCAGTTCTCTGAACCTAATAATGTTATTCTACTGCCATTTGGCAGATCTACTCTTAACTCTGTTTCATTAAACTTTGTTGCTGGGATTTTTGCGGTAAACTGTTTTACATAATCCCATGCTATTGCTTTAGCCTGTTTAAAGGTTGGTGCAATGTAGGCAAACCTAGGATTCTTCTCTTTGGTCAGCAATGCTGACTTAATTAAATGGTTGATCATACATACTGTCTTGCCAAACCTTCGGTGGCAGACCAGCACACTCCATCTATATCTTGAGATTTGCTGGTGTAAATAGTTCTGATGTTTTCTTGGTGTGTAAGGTATTTTAATATTCATTAGTGTATCATCTTTGATTTACCATTATGTTCTAGTGGTAGGTAGTCTATACCTAGTGTTACCATAACATAGTTAACAAATAGTTGAGCAGAGTGGTTGTTGGGTATACCAATAAACTTAATAGTTACTGCATTAGTCTTTTCATCAACATAAGCAATACAATCTAGATCTTCTGCATGTAGGTAATCCATATACCATATCTAGCTAATTTAGAATTGTTTTAAAGTAAAAAATAAAATATGGCAAAACATTGAATAAAATGGTGCAGGGTTGTTTGTGGGGGTGTCTGTGTATGGGTGTGGAAATTATCCATGTATATATATATAATAAAC